TTTAATTATCGCTGATTAAAACTTAGTTAACCAAGTAAACAACAAATAAATGTGCAAACTAAAGTAAAACTGATAATAGTTCTATTTTGTGTGTCTTTAATAGAATAATATTGTTGTCAGTTAGCTTTAGTTTTGTACTTGAATATTTTGGTTTTCGTAAACCAATAAATAAAAAGTCTAAAAGAAGAACAATCTCAGTAAATAAAGTATTCAATTAGATTTATGAAATACAAAGCCCCTCACAACTGTGAGGGGTTATTTGTATATATAATCATTTTCTGTTTTTCTTTAAGCAGTTTTTGTCAAATTCAGGGTTAAAGGCATAGAAGTTTTTACAGTCAAGTCGGTCAGTTAGTATTCGTAGGTTTTCACCAAATCGCTGATAGTGTACAACCTCTCTTTCTCGTAAGAACCTAATCGGGTCAATAACATCCGGATCATCACAAAATCTTAGTATGTTGTCATATGTTGACCTAGCCTTTTGCTCTGCTGCCATATCTTCATGCAAGTCGGTTATTGCGTCACCTTTTACTTGCATTGACGCTGTTGTATATGGTGTACCATTTGCGTCACAAGGATAAACACCGGTTGTATGGTCAACAAAATAAGCATCAAATCCAGCATCTTTTAATTGGTCTTCTGTTAAGTCTTTAGTTAGCTGATAAACAATAGTACCTATCATTTCAAGGTGACCAAGTTCTTCTGTACCTATGTCGGTAAGTGTTGCTTGAAGTTCAGGGAACGGCATTGTGTACCTCTGACTTAAATATCTAAGTGATGCACCGAGCTCACCATCAGGTCCCCCATATCCCAAAAGTTATAATTCAAAAACAGAAAAATAACTCAACGGAAGATAGGGAGCGATTGAAGATGATTTTATCGATAAAAGTGCATAGCAATGCGTTTTTTTCCACTTCAGAAGTTGACTTACTTTTAAGAGTAGAGATAATTTCTTTTCTTCTGCTCATTAGTTTTTTCTTCGCTAAAAGGTGGTCTGGCTTAGGCTCTGGTGGTTTATTTTGCTTTTGTAATGAATGTATCTTGCTTTCAATTAACTCTTTCCTCTGCTTAAATTCAGCAAGGTTATAAACACCTTCCTCATAGGCCTCTTTAATTCTTCTTAACTTTGTATTTTCTTTTTCTATCATAAAATCAATGTTCAGTTCTTGTGGTTCTTCGTGTGGTTGTTCTTTTGGCTTTAGCTGAAAGTCACCACTCTTTAGAGTATCATCAATAGCATTAATTACAACTTCATTTAGTTTATTAAGCTGAATGTAGTGTGATACATTGCAAGTACCATGAGTGTATTTAATGCACTGCAAACCATTGCAAGTCATTGACATTGTAGCACCACAGTTAGAGCATTTCACTAATCCTTTTAGCATATATTCCTTGCCGTTCTGCCTGTCAGTAATGTAGGGTCTGTATTTTGATTTGTTTTCATCTAATTTCTTCTGAACCTTATCAAATAGGTCAGTATCTATAATAGGCTGATGAATACCATCAACAATCATTATATCTTTATCATCATAATTTCTCCTGGTTCTTCTCTTAGGGTTCCAACGAATTTTGCCTATGTAAACCGGATTACGCAATATGTATTCAATGGTTCTGTTTTCCCAATTATTACCTCTAGTTGTCTTAATGCCTAGGTCATTCAGTTCATTGGCTATTGCTCTGCATCCAACACCATTAAGATACTTAATGAAAATTCTTTGAACAATAGGAGCATTGATAGGGTTGACTTGATACTTCTTGTCAACAATATCATATCCAAATGCCGGTATAGATACTGCACCACCTCTGCTAACCTTTTCCGTCATTCCTCGTTTAACTTCTGTGGATAGGTTGATAGAGTAGTATTCATCAAACCATTCAATAATTCTCTCTATCAGGCTACCAAAAGGACCATCTATAATAGGCTCTGATGTGCTGATAACATCAATGCCACGCTTTTTTAACATACCCTTATAGAAAATAGCTTCTTCCTGATTTCTTGCAAATCGGCTAAACTTCCACACCATAATTGCAGAGAATGGGGAAGGGGTTTGTTTAGCTACTGCTATCATATGGTTAAACTCAGGTCGCTTACTTGCCTTTCTACCGGAGATACCGTCATCACGGAAAATATATTCCTTTGGTATCAAATAGCCTTTTTGTTTTGCAAATTCTCTAACAACTTTAATTTGGCTATCCGGTGAAAGCTCTGTCTGATCATCCGTGCTAACTCTGATGTAAGCAGCTGCGATTTTTAAATCATCCATTTATTTTGCTCCTTTCTTATCTAAAAAAGGGTGCAAAAATCCCTTGTAAATTATATTGAAAAATTTACAAGGGTATGATACAATATTACTTGCTATGAATTAGTATCATTGCACCCTGTGTAATGGTGTCGCTCTCTAGTACGCCAATACTAGAGGGCGATTTTTTTTATTTGTTACTTTCTATTATTTGGTCAACCTTCTCTAAATCTAAATTATAATAATTTGATTTTCCTATTTTTTTCTCAATTAATATTTCAGATTTTTTTATTTCATTTAACCTACTAATTATTGTAGATTTACTTAATTCATTTGTAACCATTAATTCTTTTATTGTGATACCATTTTCTGAAAAAAGTGTTGCCTGTACTAATTGATAATAAATATTGTCATATTTCTTATCTAATCCTTTATAGAAATATGGTATTGCATCACTATAATAGATTAATAAATTTTTACGATTATTCAAAGCATTATATAGTTGTGTCATGGACTCTTCAACTATATCTACAAACATAAATAGAAAAGGTGTTATGTCACCTTTGTTTCTAGGATCATTACAAATTTTAAAAGCCTCATAGTAACTTTTTAGATTTTCTTTAATTGTATATGATATTCTAAAACCAATTATAGGTTGCAGACATTTTGTTAGTAAATAACTACTTATAAACCTTGAGGTTCTACCATTTCCATCATAAAAAGGATGTATATATCCAAATAGATAATGAAAAATTCCTATCCTTATCAAAGGTAGAATATCATCGTTTTGTAAAAGGTTGATGGCTTTTTGCAATGCTTCAATTATTTTGCTTTCAGGTGCTAAACCGTTATGAATTATTTTTCCAGTTTCAGACTGCACACTAACACTTTCTTTTCTAAAAAGAACACCATCAGGAGCATTTTCAGGATCATCTTCAATGATTTCCGGTAAAGCCAATTCATTATATATTTCTCTTATGTCCTTTGGTTCTTCTATTTTGATATTTTCTTTATCAAAAAGAAGAATATATTTATTTACAAGTCCTTTAAATCTTTTATTTGAATTAGTATTAATTTCGCTGATAATATCATCAATTTCACGCCTTGTACTATAAACTCGTTCTATTTTATTAGACATTATGATTTCATCTATTAAACATCTTCTACTGAATTGATTTATAGAAAGTTTTGGAAGAAATTGCACAAGTTCTTGTATTTTTTTATCCATTACTTCGATTGAAATAATTTTTTTTAGTAGCTCAGGGTCCTCTAAATAAAAAAGTTTGTTGCCTTTGATTTCAAAATCTAGGAAAAAAGTATTTTTTGACTTAATTCTTTCGTTATATACTTGTTCATATAAATCTTTATCAATGTAGAAAAGTTTATATAAAGATTCATACATAATAATCACCCTATCAAAAATATGTATTTATTGTACGCAAGACTAGTATAAATATTCTTTCGAATGTAAAAATATAGCATTTTAAACCTCGAAACAATAAAATATTAACATACGAGTACAAAAAAATCAATAAATAAATCATTAAATTATAATTTTAAAGCCTCTTTATAGTCCACAATCCATTGTGGTTTATAACCGTTGGAATATTGGAATTTATTATTTTTGATTTCGGCTACTTTTACAAAGCCGTTTTCGTTATCATAAAAGATAACTTCATCACAAAGTGGAAGTACAGATTCAAGCGACTTAATTCTTTTGTCAAATCTGCGTTTAACATCATCAGAAGGAATGTTGTGACCACCCTTTCTAACTCTGTTAGCAATACGGTTTATGCTTTCTTCCATTGAATTAAGACCAACATAGTACATTGTAACATAGTAGCCTTGCTTTCTAGCTTGTTTAATGGTTCGTACAGTTCTATGACCGGCAAGAGTAGTTTCTTGTGTGAAAGAAATATTATTGTCTAGGCAGTAGTCTATTTCTTCTATTGCCTTTTTACCTGCCTTAATGTTGTCAAAGTTGTTTTCCTTTGCAATAACATCTGCATCAATAATGTGACCTAGAAGAACATTCTGACCTTCTAGTACACCTCTTAAACTTGACTTGCCTGTACCATTAACTCCGGCTATTAAAATATAATTGTTCATTTTATCACCTTTAACTCTTTAGTAGTTCATCAGTAGATACCTTGAAAATCTCTGAAATGTTGATAATAGTGTCTATGGATGGTTCCATTTTCCCTTGTTCGTAATTTGATATTGCACTTCTGCTTAAATGCAACATACTTCCTAACTCAACTTGAGTTAGTTTGTTTTTTAGCCTATATGCTCTAAGGTTGTAAGAAAAAGACATTAAAATTCCTCCTTCTGTGATAAAAATAAGAATTGCATAGTAATTATTAATCATATGTAATATAATTAATATAGGGTGATAATATGAAAAACAAAATTTTACATTTACTAAATATAATAATTTTTAAGTATATATATTTATCTGTTTTGTTCCCGATAGTTGTGATAATAATTATTGACTGCTTGTCAAACTTTAAATTATTTGAAACTTTTATATCAAAAAGTTCAAATATGAGTAATTTGGCTGGCATTTCCGGTACTTTTATAGGATTTTTATTAACAGCTGCAACAATATATCTTTCTTTACCTCTAGACAGTAAATTTAAAATGTGGTTTATAAAACATGAACATCACAAAATATTCGTAAAAAATATTTTGTTTGGAACTATATTTTTTATGGTGCCTATTATATCTTGGATATGCAATTTAGAAATTTTAAATATAATAGGAATATATTGCTTTATAGCTGGTTGTTTAGAAGTACTAGTTTCTATGTACTATATATATCACTTAATAACAAAACAGAAATCATGAATTTATTTCTTTATACAACAATTCAATTTCTTGTTGAAACTTTCTTTTTATAAAATTAATATTTTCTTCTGGGTTACCTTGAATTTCAATAGGTGCACTTCTGTAAAATGTTTTTGATAAAATATCAAAAAATTGTTCTGTACCATCATCTGATTCACCAGATATTTTGTATTTTAAATATTTTCCCTTTTCACTTTCAATCTTATTCAAGTCATTGATGAATTGAGGTCCTGTATGTTTAAATTTGACTGATATTGTCACTTTATCAGCCTCAGCCGATTCTGTTTCTTGATATTGGTTCAAACTTCTAAATGTTTCTTTTGATGTTGATGGATTACATACATATTCTATGCCTTTAACTTTTTTAAATTTTTTTAATGCGTCATCTAAAGAAGTTATGGAATAAGGAATAAATCCAATGTGAAAATTTTCTTGAAGCAAAAATTGATTAATCATTTTAGTAAATTTTCCAGAATGTATGCTTGAAATAATTGAGGTGATGCACTTGTTAATATCAATGTAAAAGAAAGAAAAGTATTCAAAAATAACATTTTGATTAAGATCTTCTTTGTTATCATTGTTTATTACTTTTAATTTTAAAAATTCATCTTTTGGTTCGTCCTCTTTAAGAAATCTTCCAAATAAGTGATTTTCATCAGATGAAATAATTTCAATTCCAATTTTCATATCTTTAGAACGATATTCTCCTAATTGTGGAAAGCATTTTCTAAACATGCTTTGAAGCATAGATGGATCATCTATCTTATTTGAAAAAAGAGAATAGTCTGGAATTGTTTTGTAAAAATATACGGTTTTTTTAATTGTTTTTGTTGCCATTTTTTTCACTCCTAGTATTGACATAATATGCCAAAATATATTATAATTATACTGAAAGTGAAACAACCACTCTTTACTTTCATATAAGCACTATCTTGTTCCCATCAAGGTAGTGCTTTTTCTTTTGTTAGGGAGTCGCATTTTGCTACTCCCTTAATTTTATAGAACTATTTTTGTTGTAAGCATTCTTTAATCTTCAAAGACTCTCTATACTGTTCAGCCGGTGCAAAGCGAGTGAACTCAACAGTTTTGTCAAAATTCTGCTTAACAACTTCTTCTATTTCATCAAGAGTAACATTGAAGAATTCTCTTCTGGAATTAACCATATTAACTTTACGGTTTTCAAAAGCTTTATGTAGTGCATTTTCAAGTGCAGGGGCATCATCAGAAAAAATCATTGCATGAACATCAAACTTGAATGGTACTGAGGCATCACCAAGTTCGTCAACTCTGTCTTGTGGTTCAAGTCTTCTAGTCATACCGATTTTATAAACATTCTCGCCAAAAGCACCAATGTTTGATATTACATACACATAACCGGCTCTTGCATTAGCCTCTCTGTAATCAATATTTTCAATAGATTTCTGAATTTCAGAAAGTTGGCTTTCAATTTCAGCCTTTTTGTTAAGTAGTTCAGCCTTTTCATTTCCATCAGCTTTAGCGATTTGTGTTTCTAATTTTTCTAAAGCATTTGTGTAGTGGCTTTTTTCTTTAAGGACTTTCTTTCTGGCCTCTTCAATTTCTTTTTGGAGTTTTGCCTCTTCACGAAGTCTAGCACGAATTTCCTTTTGTTCTTCTTTTTCTTCTTGCTTTTTCATTCTATATTCAAGTGCAAGACAAAGTTCTTCATACTTAGCATTGAAATATTGTGAGGTAATAGCAACACTCATTATAGTACCAAGTTTGGAAATTGCCTCACAAGACTTCTGTATTCTTTTTAATGATGAATCAAAGGTATTGTATTTTACCTTGTTAATTAACTCATCGCATTCACTATTAAATGCTCTAAGCAAAAGTTTTTGCATATCTTTTACCATTTTATTACCTTGTGCTTTACTACCATTGACAGTCCAATTTTTATTTCCGGTAACTGCACAGTTATTTTTGATGATGTCCTTTTGCTCTTGCCTAATTGAAGTAAGTCTTTCTTTATACATTTCAGAATTAGCAAAATCATATATAGGCTGATAAAGTCCAAAATCTTGCATTATGGACTCTTCATCAAGATTAATTATCTGTGACTTTTTATCTTGTATCTCATTGTTTAAACTAGAGACAACATTGTTTAGATTTGCAATTTCACTATTTTTCTGTGCTATAACATTGTTTAAGCTATTAACTTCATTTTGTAAATTGCTTATTAGATTTTGTATGTTTTCAGCCTGACGCATTTCTGGAGTAAAAGTGCTAGTAAGTTCCTGAATTTTAGCTTGTAGCATTTCTACTTCTTTCTTATACTGATTACCTTTAAATGTATCAAATAAACCCATTTATCTCACTCCTTATAGCCTCAAGTACCAAAAAGGTAGTTGAGGTTCTTTTTTTATTCTTTTTTATTCTATATTATTAACTACATTGTAGTACATTTCCATAGCTTTTTGCATAAGGCCCTCAGATACTTCAAACAGTTCTGCAAGTTCCCAACACTGTGTAATACCACTGTTTATAGCCTCAGTAAATTCATCAAGTGGTACAAGTGTTATAATAGTTTCTTTCCAAGCTCTTTTTTCTTGCTTTTCCTTAATGTCGAAAGGGGAATGTAAATTATAGAAACTACCTGTTTTAATGTGTGCACATTCGTGATATGCAACTTCTTTTTCTTCTATATCGTTTTCGATTTTATCTGTATCAATAGCAATACTTCCATCCGGCAAGGCTATTCCTTTAGCATTGCTTTCCATAGGAAAGTAGTACACATCAATACCATTTCTGTCTATTTCTCTATATACCTCGGTAAGTGTCATATTATCCCTTTATTCGTTATTCTTTTCCTGTGACTTTCTAAACTTAATAAAATTGATAACATCCTTAACTACTTCATCAGATTCACCCTCTAACTCTTGATATGCAGCATATTGAATACTGCTGGTGTCTATTGTAGTTTGTGAAGTAGTATCGTCAGTAGTGTCATCACCAGTGATTAAGACAACAGGATTTAGCTTTAATGCTTTAGCTAATAAAGCAATCTTATCTCTTTTCATATTGGAGATGTAACCATCTTCCCATTTTTTAACTGTACTTTTACTTACTCCAACGATTTTGCCAACTTCTTCAAGAGTAAGTCCTAGTTCTTTTCTTCTATCACTTATTAATTTACTTATTTCCATAGTCATTTACCTTTACCATATTTAAATATGTCATCTGACAATTTGATTATATAATAGAAGTTTCAAAAAAGCAACTATTTTTTCAAAAATTAATAAAAAAGTTTCCTTTAGGGGTTGACAAGGCAATTTATTTTGCTATAATAAAAGTATCCTAAAGGAAACAGAAAGGAGTGTGACACAATGAACATAGCAAACTTGAAAGCAGAAATTGCTAGAAAGAATTTATCTGTTCCTCAGTTGGCAAAGCTTATTAATATGGATAAAAAGACTATGTATTCTCGTATCAATGGGCATACCGACTTCAAACAGTCAGAAATTGCCTTAATTTCAAAGGTTCTTGAATTAAATCAAGATGAAATTATGTCAATTTTTTTTGCTGATATGGTTTCCTAAAAGAAACATTGTTATCAACTTTATAATTACCCACAAGTAATTATACCAAATCAACTGTCCCATAATTGGGACTTATGAAAGTAGGTGAGAAATTTGGAACTAGTCGGGATAATATTGCTTGTATTAGTTATTGTACTGATTGCAAGTTTTATAACTGCAAAAATAATAGCCGTCCATTTCTTTAAGATAATAGACGACTTTTTGACAAGTTATGAAAATAATATTATGGATTTGATTCGTTGGGCAAAGGAGAAAGACAAACATCAATAAAGGATTCTCCTAGTGGAGTGATTTGTGCATATCCTTTATTGAATGCTAACTTATTATTTTCTCCTTTGCAGTGATTAATTTTATCAAATTCTTCCTTTAAGCATTTGTAATATTGTGTTTCAAAAAATGGTTTATAGTAATCATCATTTGATAAATGCCCACTATATATAGTTTCTATTAAACCTAATCTACTAAGAGATGATATTGAAACATTTTGTAAATCTATATCATCACAGTTTGGATTACTAATAAATAGGTATGAAGTAATCAATTTACTGCGATTTTTATCATCAACAATTTTTAATTGTAGAATAGGATATTGAATTTTAGTTTGAAAAAGTTTGAGATTTTGAGCATCTAATGGTGACATTTGTTTGATAATTTCTGCAAATGAAGGATGAACTTTAGTGGCCATACGATTATCCATTGAATTCACAATTAATTTTTCAAACATGTTTCTGATTTCTCTTTCATCAAGGTAATACTTTGAAGTATCAAGTGCCGGCAAGATGATAGATTCTTTAGGTTCTATTTGATTTTCTTCAGGAATATTATCAACACTATCGGCTAGGGTCTTTTTAAATTCTTCAAGATTCTTTTTACGGATAAGCCTACTTTTTTCAGCTTTTTCATGAAGACCACCAAAACATAAATCGCATAGGTCTCCTAAAGCAGTACCAAAAGACTTGCAAGGTGGATTAGTAAGATTTTTAGCTTGTTCAGTATTAAGAATATTAGAAACAGGGTCAATATTAGGAATATCATTTTTTGACATAATATCTTCCTTCCTTTTAAACATTTCTCTTGCATTTTATAACTTTTTGATGAAAATTACAAGAATTTTGAAAAGTTTTATTGAAAATGTGAAAAAATTAAAAGAATAGGACAATCAAGGCACAACATAACTTTTAGTGAGGTGATGAAATGGCAAAAGAGTTATCTTATAGGGTATGGGTTAATGATGGTGGTAAGCAAGTGTTATGGGCAGAAAAGGACCACAACGGCAACAAGACCAATCATCTAACCAAAGAACAAGAACAACGCTACATAAGTGGCATATGTTCAAGAATAAGTCAGGGTATGACTGACTATGTGAATAACCATCCTGATTCAGCACTACTGAATTAGGCAAAAGAAAGGAAGTGAAAAAAGTGGGAAGTTTCACTATTGCAGTTATCATTCTAGCATTTGTACTTCTAGTCCTAGGTGTTATAGGTTGTCTGAATAAGGCTCACACAGATAATACCAAGTGGCTACAGAATAGCTGGAACGAAGTGATGAACGAACAGAGGCACTTGCTAGAGATGATTAAGGAAAGTCAAAATCAGATAGCAAGACTGCTGAGAAAGTTGGAGAGTGAAGATGAAAGAAAAGATTAAGGCAGTAGGACTGGCAGTATCAATAGTGGTTACAATCATTGTTTCCTTAGTGCTACATATCAATCTAATGTCTAAGCATGGTGGTTTCTTACTTCTTCCGTTTCTCTACTTTGGTATGGTCTATGTTTTGCCACGCATATTGTCTTATATTATGGACAATTTTAAGGTTGCGTACAGTAGGGAAAACCTTTGTATCACTAAGGATGATTTCCAAACAAGGTGTTTTGAAGAGGCACTAGGAACAAAACCAGAAGAAGTTGAACACATTGTTGAGGGTGAAGAAGTATGAACCAAAACAAAAGAAAAAGCCACTAAGAAATTGCAGTTTCTTAGTGACCTGAAAGGTGTTCCTATTACGGAACATATTAAAGTAAACTAATTTCATTTTAGAGAAAAATTTCTAAAATGTCAAGTGTATAAGTGAAAGGAATAGTAAAAATGAAAACTTCCAAGATTACAATAAAATCTCTGTTTGGTATCTCAGAACAACAGATTAATGGCAATAGCATTGAAATTACAGGACAAAAGGGTGCAGGTAAGACATCTGTTTTGGATGCCATTAGGTATTGTCTTACCAACCGTTCCAATCGTGATTGGATTATCAAAGAAGGTGAGAATGAAGGTGAAATCATTGTTGAAACAGACAGTGGTTTAACTATTGACAGAAAGGCTAGAACCAACAAGGCTGATTCCATTAACATTAACGAAAATGGTAACAGAATAACAAAGCCCGAAACTTTCCTAAAGTCCATTATCACACCTCTACAACTTAATCCTGTAGAGTTTACTCAGATGACAAAGCAAGAACAGAACAGAGCTATCCTTGATTTAATAGACTTTAAATGGGATATGAATTGGATTAAGGAACAGTTTGGAGAAATTCCACAAGGTGTTGACTATGAACAGAATATTCTCCAAATTCTTAATGATATTCAATCAGAGAATGGTGTGTACTTTCAGAGTAGGCAAGATATTAACCGAGAAATTCGCAATAAGAAAGCCTTTGTTGAGGATATTGCTAAGGACATTCCATCTGATTACCAAGCTGAAAAATGGAAGAATTATGACCTGTCATCAAAGTATGAAGAACTAATGAAAATTAGGGATAGAAACAACAAGATTGAAAGAGCAAGAGCCTTTAAGGATAGTTATGATAACAAGTTGCGTGGTATTGAGGCTACAAGAGAAATGGAAATTTCAGGAGCAGAAAAGGTCATTGCAAATGAGAAGGACAACCTTAATTCCACAATAGCAAGACTAAAAGCAGAGATTAAGGCTTGTGAAGATAAGCTATTAACCATTGACGATAAGCTACAAGATAAGGTTAAAATTGCTAATTCTAACTATGATGTTGCAAAGGCAAAACTTGACTCAGATATTGGTGTTGCAGAACAGTTTATTTCGTTACCTATTACACCTGTTGATGATTTACAAAATGAAATCAATGAGGCTGAAAAGATGATGAAACACCTTAATGAGTATTTCCGTATGACTTCCATGCAGTCTGAAATTGCTGAATTAAAAGAGGTTTCAGAGGCTTATACTGAGAAAATTGAGTTAGCTAGGGAACTTCCCGGAGAAATTCTTGAAACTGCAACACTTCCGGTTGAGGGACTTACAGTTAAGGATGGTATTCCACTTATTAATGGATTGCCAATCTCTAACCGTTCTGACGGTGAGTTACTTGAATTATGTGTTGATATTGCAATACATAACCCTAGTGGTCTTCAAATCATTCTTATTGACGGTGCAGAGAAACTGGATGATATTAGCCGTAAAAAGCTATATGAAAAGTGTAAGGATAAGGGATTGCAGTTTATTGCTACAAGGACAACTAATGACAGTGAGTTATTAGTAACTGAACTATAAGGAGTGATAGAAGTGAGTAAAACACATTGGAAAGCATTAACTAACCCTAACTATTTGGGCGTTTATTCCTTTAGTGATAATAAGGATATTGTAGGTACAATCAAGACTGTTAGTAATGAAGTTGTAACAGGTCCGGGTGGAAGAAAAGAAGAGTGTACTATTTGTCACTTTGTAGAGAATATTAAACCAATGATTCTTAACAAAACTAATATGAAAGCTATTCAGAAGATTGCCGGTAGTCCTTATGTAGAAGATTGGCAAGGTACAAGAATAGCCGTTTATCCTGACCCATCTATTATGTTTGGTAGAGAAAGAGTGGGTGGAATACGCATAAGAGATAAAGCTCCACAGATCAATGAACAACTACCTAAATGTGAAATCTGTGGAAATGAAATTCATCCGGCAGGTAGTATGACTGCACAACAAACTGCAATTTATACTAAGAAAAAGTACGGACAAGCACTATGTGCCGATTGTGCTACAAATAAAGCAAAGGAGATTAAGGAAAATGCTTAATAATGAAAACTATTTCAGTATTGAAAATCAGATGAAGTATATGGGTGTATCACAGTTTAAATCTTTTGAAGAATGCCAAGCCTCTGCTCTTGCAGAGGTTACAGGCAATTATGAGAGAGAACAGACATCTTCTCTTCTTGTAGGTTCTTATGTTGATGCACATTTTGAAGGTACACTTGATATTTTTAAGGCAAAGAACCCAGAGATATTCACTAAAAAGGGTGACCTTAGATCTGAATATCGTAAAGCTAATGAAATTATAAACAGAGTAGAACAAGATGAATTGTTTATGAAGTTTATGAGTGGTGACAAACAGATTATTATGACCGGTGAAATTGAGGGTGTACCGGTTAAAATCAAGATTGACAGTTACCATCCTGACAGTATGATTGTTGATTTAAAGTGTATGAAAGACTTTAAACCGATCTATGTAGAGGAGAGAGGCAGACTTAATTGGATTGAGGCATGGAGATATGACTTGCAAGGTGCAGTATATCAAGAGATTGTAAGGCAGAATACAGGCAAACAGTTACCATTCTTTATTGCAGCAGTAACCAAAGAAACAGTACCTGACCTTGCAGTAATTGAAGTGCCACAAAGCTACCTTGATATTGAATTGAAGAATTTTAAGGATAAAGTGCAATTTTATGACGGTATCAAGAAAGGTGTTTTTGAACCTGAAAGATGTGAGCATTGTGATTATTGCAAGGAAACCAAGGTACTTAAAAATCCAATAAGTTTGGAGGAACTGGAATTTGAATAATATAGTTTTAGCAGGTAGATTGACTAAAGCCCCGGAATTAAAAGCAACTAATTCCGGGGTTGATGTGCTACCTTTTACAATAGCAGTAAACAGAGCATATGCAAAGAGTAATGATGAAGTAACTGCTGATTTTATTCCTTGTATTGCGTGGAGAAAAACAGCAACCTTTATTAGTAAGTATTTTAATAAAGGTGATGGTATTGTTATAAAAGGCAGATTAGAAACAAGAAAATGGGTAGATAATAACGGTAATAATCGAGTGTCTTATGAAGTGATAGTAGAAAATACAGAGTTTCCACAGGGCAAAAGTAAAAATAATACTACTGCTACAAATACGCCAATACCAAGTATGGTAGATGATTTACCGGTTGATGATGATCTGCCTTTTTAGAGGTGATTTTATGACTATACAAATTGATACTAGAGATAAGTCAAAAGCTATAAAACAAATTGTTTCCACATTTAATAAAGAGAATGTTAAATACTTCCGTTCAAAGTTATTTATAGGTGACTATATGAGAATGGACAATCCTTTTCTTGTAGTTGACCGTAAGCAGAATTTATTAGAAGTGTGTAACAATGTGTGCCAAGACCATAAACGCTTTATAGCAGAGCTAAAGAGAGCAAAAGAGTATGGAATACATATAGTGTTTTTAGTGGAACATGGAGAAAATATAGGCAAACTGGAAGATGTTAGAGAATGGGTCAATCCAAGACTTGAAAAAAGTCCTTTGGCACTTTCCGGTGAACAACTATATAAGAAGTTATCTATTATCAGCAATACATTTGATACTGAATTTGTGTTCTGTAATAAGCAAGATACAGGACATAGAATAATTGAAATATTAGGTGAGAGTAATGGCAAATCCTAAACTTGAAGACGGTTACATAAGAATAGCAAATGAACTGTATCAAGCCTTATTTAAGGTTAATTTAAACGGTTCTGAATTAAGGATAGTTCATTTTATTTTGTATCAGACTTATGGTTATAACAAAAAAATAAAGAAGCTCTCTGCCACTTACATATCAGACGGTACAGGTATTCCACTAAAGACTGTTAGAAGATGTTTAAAGTCTTTAGTGGAGTATAATGTGTTAATTTCAAGGGGTGCTGATGCCTCAGCAAAGATGTTTGGAATTAATAAAAATTACGAAAAATGGGTACTCAAAAATGGGGAGAGGGTACCCAAAATTGAGGATACCCAAAAATGGGTAGGTGGTACTCAAAAACGAGTAGAGGGTACTCAAAATTGGGCAGATAGGGTACCCAAAAATGAGTACGGGGGGTACTCAAATTTGGGCACAAAGGTACTCAAAAATGAGTACCAATACAATACAGATAAAACAATACAGAATAAACATAACGTTTGTTTGTTAAGTTATAGTGAGAATGAAGAAAAACAAACAAAACCAACATTGAAAGAAATTGAACTGTATTGCAAATCAAAAAAATACAGTTTTGACTATAAAAAATTCTTTGACCACTACAACGCCTATGATTGGAAGTACAAGGGCAAAGAGATAACAGACTGGAAGTCATTAGCTGACAAGTGGGAACAGATTGAGAGAAAAAACAATCCTCAGTACAGTTCATCAACCTCATATGACATTGACGAATTAGAGAACTACTCCATGTTTGATGAAGAAAGGTGAAAGTTATGGAATGCAAACATCTTGAACTTCCTTGTATGGTCAGAAGAGGAAGAGAGTGTAAGTTCAGCAAGTGTATGCTTGATAGTGGACAACAAAAAATCAAAGTTGTTAGAAAGTGTCCTTTAACTCAAAAAGAATGTGTTAGGCACTGTGAGTGGTTTGATACAGACACTAACAGATGCGTTGTGTGGAAATTGGTAGGTAGCAATGAGAAGTGATGAAACAGAATTTGTACCAATGTTCAATAACAACAACCCGTATGGCTATAAGCTGAATGTAAATCATCCACTTATCAGAAAAATTTATTTGAGATACAAAGCAAAGTTAGGCATAGTACCTAGAGTTCCTTTGAGTGATTCACAAAGATTTGAATTTGAAGAAGTAACAATAAAATACCTAAAAGAGAAAGGAATAGTAAAGTGATATGGTAAATCAGTATTTTAAGAATTGTAAAATGTGTGGGAAGAAATTTGTTACATTTAATCCAAGAGTTAAAAAGTGTGATGAATGTAAAAGTGAAGATACCATTACTCATAAATCAGATAAACAGAAAGCAGAGTCAAAGCAGTCAAGAGAACATAACCTTAACCGTACTTTGTATAACTTACATAAGTACAACGAAGAAAACGGTACAAGGCTAAGCTACGGTCAGTATAGAGCTAAGATTGAAAGTGGGAAGATTGCTATATGACAAGTGAAGATTTAAAGGTTGAAATTAAGGGTCGAGAAATAGTTATCAAAAAGCTTGATACTGCAATCAGAGCATTACAGAAAACTATCACAAGAATTAAAGCTAATCGTGAGGAACGCAAAAAGAAGGTACTGGAATATGCATCAGAAGATGAATTGGCAGAGGCTTTTGGTTACGGAGATATTTCTGAAACTGAGTATTATACATTTCTTGATGCCTTGAGAGATGGTGTTGAAGTAATTGACAGAGAAACAAGTCCACAAGAAGTGGCATTTCATATTTTTGCTAGTTGGAATTCTAGGATGATACAAGATTGTGCAGACCTAAAGTATGAAATGCAGAAACTAAAGGAGAGTGATAATAATGATGGTAAACCGTGAAGAACTTTATAAAAGAATTGAAGAATTTATGGATGGAGAGGATTACTATGGAGAATGGGAAGATTATGCCGATTATTATAATGGAGAAATTTTAGACATTATTGAGAATTTTCCTGCCGAAGAAAGTGCATCAATTAAAGGAGAGTGATAACCTTGAATGCTAAAGAGTATTTAAGTCAGGTACAAGAGAAAGAAAGACAGGTTAAAAGGCAAAAGGACTACATAGCTAGGTTGAAAGAAACACTTGATGTTGCAGGAGTAAGGTATGACAAAGAAGTTGTACAGAGTTCACCGGAACCTGACAAAATGTTACAAATACTTTCTAAACTTGAAGAACAAGAGAAAATACTTGATACTATGAAAATGGAGTTGTTAGAATTTAGACTTTCAATCATTGAAAAAATTAATCAGCTTGATAAAAGATTGTATAGAGAAATTCTTTATTATAGGTATCTTGAAAATGGTAACTTGAAAAGTTTTGCAGAAACAAAAAGTTATAGTTGTTCATATGTGAAAAAACTGCATAGAATAGCATTGTATTTATTTGAACAAAAATTTCTAAAAAATACATAAAAGGATACCAAGAGGATACCTTTAGTCCACTTGTAGGATACCTTCAATGTGTGCTAAAATGTATAATAGGAAAACCGAAAGAGATAGATAAGATTGCAAGAATGATTTTCACTTCTACTATTCCTCTTGTATAAAAATTCAGCATTACCCACCTAGATTATTAGGTGGGTTTTGTTGTATAAGAAATTAGGTGATTTAATGTACAAAAATAAGTTCAGTTATGAGAATACAACAAAATTCATTTTTAATGGTGAAGGCATTTTTAATATTCCTAGCATCAATGCTACAGATAATATTGACAATTTAGAGAATCTAATAGGCTTTAATTATGCAATGAGTAGCAAGAAGAAAGATTGTGGAGTGCATTTCTTTCTTGATGATTATCAGTTCCAACGATTATGGAATAATCCTGAAAAATATATTGAGGTGTTAATGAAATACCCCTTTGTACTTTCACCTGATTTTAGCCTTTATTCCGACTACCCTAGAGCCTTGCAGATTTATAATCATTACAAAAAGCATTGGTTGGCTGCATATTGGCAGATGTACGGTATCAAGGTAATACCTACAATTTGTTGGAGTGATGAAGTTAGTTATAATTATTGCTTTGACGGAGAGCCAAAGAACAGTATTGTTGCAGTATCCAGCGTAGGCACACAGAAAAGTAACAAAGATAAAGAATTGTTTTTACAGGGTTATAATGAAATGTTAGAACGGTTAGAACCTACACAGATTATTTTTTACGGCACAGTACCGGAAGAATGTAAAGGCAATATAGTACAAGTGAAGTCATTTCAAGAAAAATTTAGGAGGTCAGAGTAATGGGTGGCAGAGGTGGAACAAGCTCAGCCGGTAGTGCTTACGGTAAGGGCGAACCCGTTTCAAAAATGGGTGCAAGATTTATGTACCATGCTTCTAAACAAAGTGGAGCATTGGAACGAAATAATCCGGATATAAAGAAAAATAGCAATTATGAAAAGATTGCACAAAGTGGGGATTTTAGTCTTATTGACAAGGCATCTAAGCAAGAGCTTAGAAAAATGAGTGACTATTATGAAGCAAGAGATGAAAATTTAAAAAAGAAAGTAGCTAAGCTGGGTAGTATTGATAAAGCTTTTGAAAATCAAAATCTATTAAAAGAAAAAAGAGCAATGACAAACGCAGTATTAGCCGCAAGAGAGGCACAGAAAAAATTTCAAAAGAGGCAAGTTATTGACCCTACTTTAGAGCATAGGCAAACTACAACAACATATGAAAATGCAAGAAAACGAAGAGAAAAGAACTTTGAAGCATGGTGGAACGGTAGTAGTAAATAAGGAACTAATAAAGAGAGGTGGTGACGGTGGCAAAGGGAAAATATCAAAAGTGGTTACTAAAGGAAAATTTATTATTGCTGGAGGGTTGGGCTAGAGATGGTTTAACTGATGAACAGATAGCAAAGAATATGGGTATTTCAGTTAAGACTTTATTTAACTATAAAACAAACCATTTACCGATTTTACAAGCCTTAAAAAAGGGTAAAGAAGTTGTTGACTATGAAGTTGAGAACGCTTTGCTTTCATCAGCACTAGAGGGCAATACAACGGCTCAAATCTTTTGGCTTAAAAATAGACGACCTGATAAGTGGAGAGATAAGCAGAAAGAAGAAACAGACACAACGGCACTTAATAAGCTGGATAATATTTTGAAAGAGATTAAAGATGATGCACTAAGGAGTACAAAGAATGGGTTACACAAATAAGCAAAAAGAATATATTGTAAATGCTACCCATAGATGGAACATAAAAAGTGGTGCAGTTCGTTCCGGTAAAAGTTTTGTTGATGTTACTTTTATTGTACCTATGAGAATTAGGGAGAGAATAGGCAAAGACGGACTTTGCTTTATTATCGGTGTATCTAAAGAAACTATTGAGCGAAATGTACTTCAGCCAATGAGAGAACGATATACTTCTGATGTTGTAGGAACAATCAACAGTCGTAACATTGCTAAAATCTGTGGTGAAGATGTTTATTGTTTAGGTGCTGAAAAGGTTAGTCAGGTTGCAAAAATTCAAGGTGCATCAGCTAAATATATCTATGGTGATGAGGTAGCAAAGTGGAATGAAGATGTTTTCGCTATGCTAAAGTCAAGACTTGATAAGCCCTATTCTTGCTTTGACGGTAGCTTAAACCCTGAACACCCTACTCACTGGCTAAAACAGTTTATTGACAGTGATGCAGATATTTATTTGCAAGAATATACAATCTTTGATAATTCCTTTTTGTCTAAAGAATTTGTACAAAACTTGTGTAATGAGTATGAGGGTACTATCTATTATGATAGATTGATTTTAGGCAAGTGGGTTCGTGCCGAAGGTGCTATTTACCGTAAATTTGCCGACAATCCAAAAGCGTATTACTGTAAATTAGTTGATAGGATTGACCCTGATTTACCATACAAACAGATACTAAAAAGCTCTTTACAAGAAGTAACTATTGGTATTGACTTTGGTGGTAATAAGTCAGGTCATGCGTTTGTTGCTACCGGTACAACTGATAATTACAGTGAGCTGGTGGCAATTAGAAGTAAAAGGCACTTTGGAGAATATGATAGTAACGATTTAGACAGACTGGCTATAGAATTTGCACAGTCTGTTTTTGATATGGTAGGAAAAGTTGATTATGTTTATTGGGATAATGCCGAAACTGTTTTAGGTAGAGGTATAAAAAGAGCCTTTGAAAAGAAATTTCCTAATGTTATTGTTAGACCGGCTAGAAAAATGCCTATACAAGACCGTATTCAATGTGCTTTGCGACTTATGGGAGCAGATAGGTTCTTTATTACAGATAGTTGTGACAGCTTGAAAAGAGCCTTGTGTGAGGCAGTATGGAACGATAAAAAGCTAAATGATGAAAGACTTGATGACGGATCTACCGATATTGATAGTCTTGACGGTTTTGAGTACACCTTTGAAAGAAATATGAAAAGGTTTATAAAGGTGGGATAAAATGGGACTTATAAATTTTTTGAAAGGAGTGTGGAGCAGAGTGTTTCCAACAAAGCTAAGAAGTATTAAGAATGCACTTAATATTGATATTGCTTTAACTGATGAAATGTTAAAGTCTATTGATGTGTGGCAGAACAGTTATTCAGGCAGAGCCTTGTGGCTTGATGAATACCATGTTATCAGTTTAAGACTTGAAAAGTCCATTGTAAGAGAATTTAGCAATGTTTCTTTGTCTGAAATGACTTCAAGTGTCAGTTACAAGCCACTTGATGAAATATACAAGAAAGCAATTAGAAACATTAACACACACTTTCAAAGAGGTTTAGCCACAGGTGCTATGATTATAAAGCCTTTAGGTGGCAGTAAAGTTCAGTTTGTTTCTGCCAATGCCTTTATACCTGTTGAATACGATACAGACGGAAGACTAATTAAAGTTATATTTCCTGAATTTAAAAAGCTAGGTAACAAGTTCTATACAAGACTTGAATATCACGACCTAGATAAAGACAAGGGACTGACTATTACCAATTCTGCCTATGTGTCTGACAGTGAAAGTACATTAGGCAACAAGATACCATTAAGCAGTATTGAAGAATGGGCAGACCTAGAAGAAAGTATCGCATATCCCACAATGAATAAAACTGCTTTCGGCTATTATCGTAACCCTATTGACAATGATATTGACGGCTCTATGACTCCTATTTCTATATTTGATTCAGCATTGCCTATTATTCAGAAAGCAGATATTCAGTTCGGTAGGCTTGATTGGGAGTTTGAAAGTGGAGAAAGAGCTATACATATTGATGAATCAGCACTAAAAGGTAATAGAGTAGCAAAGTTAAATAAAAGGTTATATCGTAGTGTTGACCTTGATGATAATGAGGGTATTTTACAGGACTATTCACCGACAATCAGACAAGTTGATATTAAAGCCGGACTTGAGGCATACAAAAGAGAAATTGAGTTTTCTGTTGGTCTTGCTTATGGTGACTTGTCCGATCCGGCAACTGTTGCAAAAACTGCAACAGAAATTAAGTCGGCTAAAGACAGAAAGTATAACACAGTCAATGCAATTCAAGAAAATTTAAAGGATTGTATGGAGGACCTTGTGTATGCTTTAGCTTTTTATAATTCAATGACTACAAGTGGTTACAAGTTTGTTTGTGACTTTAAGGATAGCATTAAGACAGATGAAGAAACAGAAAGAAAGCAAGATATACAGGACCTTAACTTAGGTATCTTAAGACCTGAGGAATACAGAGCAAAGTGGATGGGTGAAGACATTGATACAGCCTTACAGAACCTACCACAAAAAGCTGAGGTGATAGAATGAGTAGTTCAATTATTATTACAACAATTATTTGTGTTACAGTTATTGTACTGGCTTTTATAGGTAAAGATTAATGCAAATTACTGAGAAGGATATAGAGTCTGTTCCTCAGCCTATCGTGAGCCTTTTTAATGACCTGGAACAAACTATTATGCTTGACATTATTAGACGGTTACAGGCTAATAATAAGGAGATTACAAGGTCAGCAGATTGGCAAATTAACAGACTTTATGAATTGGGAAAAAGTAAAGAAGAAATAAAGAGTTATATCAAGAACACCTTGAATCTATCTGATGAACAGATAGACAAGGTGTTTTCTAATGTTATAAGAAGTGGTTATGCAAGGGACAAAAGCCTTTATGAAGCAGTAGGTAAAAGTTTCATACCATATGAAGATAACTTACCACTTCAACAACTTGTTACATCAATGATAACTCAGACTAAAGGAGAGCTAAAGAACATTACCGGTTCTTTAGGCTTTGCACTTAGAGAGCCTAACTCAACTAAGCTAACATATACACCACTTACAGACTACTACCAAAACACTCTTGACAAGGCAATAACTCAGATTGCAACAGGTGCATTTGATTACAATACTGTACTGAAAAATACAGTAAAAGAAATGACTAATTCAGGACTAAGGTACATTGACTATGATAGTGGTTACAGCAGTAGAGTATCGGTAGCAGTAAGGAGAGCAGTCCTTACAGGTTATAATCAGGTAGTGGCAAATATCAATGAGAGTAATGCAGAAAAACTTGAAACAAACTATTTTGAAACTACTTATCATAGTGGGGCAAGACCTACCCACCAACCTTGGCAAGGTAGAGTGTATAGCAAGGAAGAATTAGTTTCAGTCTGTGAACTGGGTACAGTAACAGGGCTTTGTGGTGCTAACTGTTATCACAACTATTATCCATTTATTAAGGGTGTATCGGAAAGGACTTATACAGATGAAGAACTAAACCGAATGAACCAAGAAGATAATGAGAAAAGAGAGTTCAGAGGTAAAAGCTACACAAAGTATGAGGCTCTGCAAAGACAAAGAAAACTAGAAACCATAATGAGAGCAGAAAGACAAGAAATAAAACTGCTTACAGAGGGTGGTGCCGGTGAAGATGACCTAATGGCAGCCAATGCACGGTACAACAAAACCTCAGACGAATATGCCAGACTTTCAAAGGCTATGAACCTACCACAACAAAGACAAAGAATAAATATTGACGGACTGGGAAACATAGGTGCTAAGCTAGATAAAAGTAATAAGGTGGCTAAGAGTAACGGTACAAAGACTATTGAAAATGGTGTACATAAACTTTCTGATTCCGGTGACAACACCAACTTTGAAAAAACTATACAAAACAGTAAATCAAATATTGAAAAAAGTAACGATAGTGGTATAATAGAATTTGAAAAAGGTGTAACTAAAGATGTTAAGAAAATCTTTAATACTGAATATGAGAATATGCAACAGAAGTTTGGAAACATATCTACCATATCTTCTGTTGGTGTTCTTAGAGATAGTAATTTGAGTACATATGGCTCATACAATGATAATTCAAGAGAATTAGTGTTAAGATTTGCTAATAAGAAAAGTTTTGTATCAGAACACACTAAAAAAGCAAAGGAAATGAACAAGTCCGGTGAATGGTCAACTGCACATTATTTACACGCAATAAGGCACGAAATAGGTCATGCAATTCAGCTTGAGCATAAACTGAATGACCCATTGTGGAATGAAAAATTAAAAGCAATACAGGATATAATGCGTTCATTACCTGAATATGATAACAATAAATTTAAAGGTAAATATACCGTATCAAAATATGCTATGCAAGATATAAATGAATTTATATCTGAATGTATTGCAGAAAGTATGAATAAGAAGGCAAAATACACATCTAAGCAAGTTGCAAATATCATTAAGGGGGATAAATAATTATGACTGAGATATTTAATAAGTATATAAAATGGTCTCATTTGGATAATACTTGTCATAGACGGCTAAATAAAGATGCCCCGGAATACATTAAAGATGAAGTAAGAAAACTTGATGATGAGTATTATAAAAAAACAGGAAGGCATAAAATGATTGTTGATTATGATGATGAATAACGATTGTCTAGACTATTAGTTTTTATACTTTTTATGTTTCGTGACAAAATACTGCTACTTAAGCACTTTACAGTTTGTAAGGTGCTTTTTTTATACCAAAAATTGACCGTTCCTAAGTCGTTAAACTAAGGATAGAAAGAGGTGCTACCTCGTTAAAAAGCGTATCGAAAGGAGCTATTATGCAAAGAGAATTTTTAGAAGATTTAGGACTTGATAAGGATAATATTGATAAAGTTCTGAATCAGTACAACCAAGATTTAGAAAAGGCTAAACAACCACTAATTGTGGAAAGAGATAGTCTAAAGGACCAGCTAAAGACTGCACAAGATGCACTAAAAGAATTTGATGGGGTTGATGTTAAAGACTTACAAGGTAAAATTGATAGTCTTAACACAGAACTTGCAAACAAGGACAAAGAGTACAAGGATAAAATTGCAGATATGGAGTTTACTTCTGTACTTGATACGGCTTTATCAAAAAGTGGTGCAAAGAACAGTAAAGCTGTTAAGGCTTTGCTTGACCTTGACAACCTTAAAACATCAAAAAATCAAGCAGAAGATATTGAAAAGGCTATCAAGGATGTAAAGACAGAAAATGACTATATGTTCAAGTCAGATGAGCCTTTCAAAAATCCGGTAAAGAATACCGGTAACACAAATATTAAACCTGACTCAATGTCAGCCATTAGGTCTGCTATGGGTTTAGGTGAACCAAAAGAAGATAAATAATTAAGAAAAGAGGTTTTATTTTATGGCAAATACTATTGAATTAGCAAAATCATATGTGCCACTTCTTGATGAAGTGTATAAAAATGCTGCACTTACTTCTGATTTAGACGGTGCGTCAGAACTTGCACAAGCCGGTGCTAATGCTAACGAACTGATTATTCCAATGATTGAAATGGACGGTCTTGCTAACTATGACCGTAACAGTGGTTATATTAACGGTGATGTAACTATTAAGAATCAGACAGTAGCTTGTAACTACGATAGAGGTAGAAAGTTTACCGTTGATAGTATGGATAATATTGAAACTGCCGGTATTGCATTTGGCAGACTTGCAGGTGAGTTTATCCGTACTAAGGAAGTACCTGAACTTGATGCATTTAGATTTTCTACATACTCAGGTATCAAGGGTATTTCTTCTGCATATGGTAGCCTTTCTACAGGTGACAGTATTATTAAGGCTCTTCGTACTGCTACTGCAAAGATGGATGATGACGAAGTACCTACAGATAACAGAATTCTGTACATCCGTTCAGACCTTTACGGTGTAATTGATGATATGGATACAACAAAGTCAAGAAAAGTGCTTGAAAGATTTTCTAAGATTGTTCCTGTACCATCATCAAGATTTATGACTAACATTACACTAAATGACGGTAAGACCAGTGGTCAGGAAAAAGGTGGTTATGCTAAGTCAGCAAAATCTGTTGACATTAACTTTGAGATTATCCATAAGTCAGCAGTAATCCAGTACACCAAGCACAAAGTACCTAAGATTATTGACCCTAACGCAAACCCTGATGCAGACGCATGGACTTTTGGTTATCGTAATGTTGGTATTGCTAAGGTGTATCAGAACAAAGTAGCAGGTATCTACTGTCACACAGTAACACAGAACACAGCTACTCAGTCAGTATCTGAATAAGAGGTAAAGCAGTATGATGATTTATGCAAATATGGATTTTTATAAAAATAAATATCAAGGTGCAGTCATTAATACTGCTAACCCTTATGTTTATTTCCGTAAAGCAACTAACTATATTAGGCACTATAGTTGTGACAACATTGATGAGGGCGATATACCTGAACAAGTAAAAATGTGTTGTTGTGAAGTAGCTGAACTGCTTTATCATGCAGAACAAAATAGTAGTAACTATGTAACCTCTGACAAGACAGGTGATATGTCAGTTACATATGAAAGTACAGAAAGCCAAAGACAGGTTTTGTCAAAGAAAATTAAGTCTGTAATTTATATGTGGCTAAGTGGTACAGGTTTACTGTACAGAGGTGTAAAGTGATTACTAATTTTAAATGTACAATATATCATTTTAATGGGGTGGGGTACAGTAAGTTTTATGTACCCCATTGTCATTGGCAAGAGAACAAGGCGAGTAATGTTATGAAAAGTGGTTTACAGCATGCTGACAGTGTAACTGTATATATACCACTTGATAGCCTTGTAATTACTCCTAGCAGTAGCTTGTTACCGGCTAATGATGTTTTCCCAGGAATGAAGATTGTGCCTAAGAAACCTTCACAAGACCTTATTGTAAAAGGTTATTGTGACTTTGAATTTAATAATACCGACCCAAAGACAGTATCGGAAAGTATGAAAGAGTTTAACAAGTCTTTTAGTTACAACACTATTATGACAATAGACATCAAGGACTATGGTGCTAAAAGGTTACAACACATCAAGATTAGTGGAAAGTAGGTGAATGTATGATTATTAGTCAGCCACAAGATAACACAATTAACACACCTAACGGAAGTTTAAATTTTAAATGGCGTAGTGACTTTGGTTCTTTAACTGAAAAAGAATTTCAAAAGGCACAAAGGTTTGTAGACAATGAAGTTATAAGGCAGATGATACCATACACACCTATGGATACAGGCTTTCTGTTTAAGTCTGCCACAGTAGGTACAGTTATAGGTAGTGGTAAGGTTGTACAGTTAGGACCTTATGCAAGGTATTTATACTATGGTGTTGTTTATGGTCCTAATATTCCACTATACAAGAATGGTGAATTGGTAGGCTTTTACAGTCCACCAAAGAAATACCCTACCGGTAGAGAATTAAAGTATTCAACTGCTAAGCACCCTCTAGCCGGTAAAATGTGGTTTGAACGAATGAAAAAGGATAAGGAAGATGTTATCCTTAACGGTACTGCAAAAATTTTAGGTGGTAATGTGAAATGAACATAATTGAAGTAGTAAAGTCAGCTTTGCAGAGTTTTCCACAAATTAATGAAGTGTGTAATGAAATCTCTATTGACTTTACAGATGATACAATTGATAGTTACGGACTATCTTCAACAGGTGATACATTGCTAAAAGAAGATATTTTAGGTAATCAGACAAGACAACATAACTTTATTCTATATGCAGTGTATCAGTCCGTTAATGACTATGACAGAATGGTAAATACAGGTGCTTTACTCTCACTTCAAATGTACCTTGAACATTTTGCAGATAATCAAGAAGTTACTGTCAAGGTGGGTGACAATGAGTATATAGGCATTCTAACAAAGTTAACTTGTTCAAATGGTATGATTTACGAAATACCAAATGGCAATATGAATAACGGTGTGGTATATCAGTTGCAGATTATATCACAATACAAAATTGATTTTTAATGAAAGAAGGTAATATTATGGCAGAAACAAAAGCAGTAAGTGGTACACCCGGCAAGTATTCAGGTAAGCTAAAAAGAAGTTACTTAATGCACTACATTGACGCTAGTTTTGGTAGTCAGACACCTAGTTGGTTTCTAATCGGTAGAGATATTGAGGAACTATCAATGGAGCTAAATCCGGAGGCAGACTCAAAGAATATTCTTGACCAAACTATTGATAATGGTTACGCACCAACTCTAGGTGTAGAAACATACTATGCAGACACAGAAGATGAAATCTTTGACAAGCTAAAAGACATTGCTATGAATAGACTTACAGGAGAAAATTGCAGAACAAAAATTCTTGAAGTGCTTATTGATAACAATGCTACTATTGATGTATCAGGTGCAGTTACAGGTGCTAGTGCTTGGGTAGAGGATTGTTTTGTAAAGCCACAGTCTTACGGTGGTGCAGGTGGTAACAATAGTGGTGTAAATATTCCTTACAATATTTCACTTGAAGGCAATCGTCAGAAAGGTACTGTTGCTATTACTAACAAAGTACCAACATTTACAGCAGTATAAGGAGAAGTCTAATGAACAATTTAGGTTTTGATGTTGGATATAAAGAATATTCTATTAACGGTGATGAAAGTAGAATTTTGCGTATTAACACAAGCGATATGAATGTTATCACTAGAATGAATAAAGCAGAAAAGGAGCTACAGAAGATAGCCGATAAGTGTAATAGTACTACTGCTGAAAATGCAATAGAAACACTTTCCTATTTAGATAATGAAGTAAGAAAACAGATTAATTATGTCTTTGATGGTGATGTTTCTGATATTATATTTGGTAATACTAATTGTATTAGCATTGCCGGTGGTAAGCCCATTTTTGAAAACTTCCTAGAGGCAGTACTCCCAATTATCAAAGAAGATATTTCTACAGAACAGAAGAAAATTGAAAGAAAAGTTAGCAAGTACACATCTAAAGTAAAATGATTGGTGAACTTCCTAAAAGCCTTGAAATTGACAATGCAACATATGAAATTAATTCAGATTTCCGTGTTGCATTGTTAATATTTCAAGCATTCAATGACCCTGAACTAGACCAATATTGTAAGGCTTTAGTATGTCTAAAGTGTTTGTATAAAGAAGTACCTGCTAATACAGAACAAGCTATTAAAAGAGCAATGTGGTTTCTTGATGGTGGAGATACTCCAAAATCTCAAAATCAAAGAAAAATACTTGATTGGGAACAAGATGAAAGTATAATCTTTCCGGCTATTAATAAAGTAGCCGGTTACGAAACAAGAGAAGTTAAGTACCTTCATTGGTGGACTTTTCTAGGTCTATTTAATGAAATTGGAGATGGCTTGTTTTCACAGGTAATGAACATTAGAGGTAAGAAGTCTAAAGGAAAGAAACTTGAAAAGTGGGAGAGAGAATTTTACAGTACCCACAAAGAGTTAATAGACCTAAAGAGAAAAGCTACTTCACAAGATGAACAACAAGAACTAGATTTCATTAATAATATTATTTGATATGCACAAAAATATTGTTGACACTTGGATAAATTTGTTATATTATAATGTATATACTTAATAAGTAAGGGGTAATGTACAAGTGAGCAACCAAACTGTTATTAGAGTTTTACCTGATAGAAACAAAATAAAACCATTCTATAAAAAGTGGTGGTTTTGGTTAATAATTTTTCTTGTGGCATTAGTGATTTTTGCAGCAATTATAAGTGAAAATAAGAAAAAGCAGACTGAGGATAATAATAGTGTTGAAACAACTCAAACAGAAATGTCAGAGATGGACTATAAATCATCCTGTAAGACCATTGATTACAAAACACTTGCAAGAAACCCAAATAAATATAAAGGTGACCATTTTAAAATTACCGGTGAAGTGGAGCAGGTTATTGAAGAAGATAATGTTCTTGATGATAATACTCAATACACAGTACGGTTAAATATGACAAAGAATGACTTGGACTATTGGGACGATACAATTCTTCTTAATGTAGAAATCCCACAAGATGAAGACAGAATATTGGAAGACGATATTATAACTGTTTATGGTACTTGTCAAGGAAAATATACATATACAGGCTTATTAAAATCAAGTGTTACAGTTCCTTTAATTGATGTTAAATATTTTAATATCAATACTGATTCAAGTAAACTTAAATAA